GCGTCTTGGGTTGCTTGGTGGAATGCTGGTCGGTTGCATCAGGGTCTTGGTTATCGGACTCCGCAGGAGGTGGTTGATGGTGCTTTAGTGGTCTTATAATTGTCGGAACTAAAGCCAGTACATATCAGAACTCGCGTATACAGGTATGCGCCACCAGCGGCACCACCGCTGAGGTACAGGTAGCACTGGACACCAGTACACCAGAAATAAGAACCACCATGTCCGCCATCAACCTTTACACCACTCCAAACTGCCATCAATGCAGACTCACCCAGCGCAAGCTCAATGACCATGCCCTCCCCTACCGGCTTATCAGCTTAGAGAACGAACCGACCATAGCCGCACACCTCAAAGCCCGCGGCCTACTACAAGCCCCCATCGTCGAAATACCCGGCAATGAAGCATCCCTCAGGCAACCAGCTTCACAGGTGACACACAACACTGTTTGAGATAATGAACATATGCACAAAATACCTATGCCCAACAACGGCCGCGACATGGCCCGTCTCCTCAAAGCCAACGGATTCACAGTACGCCTAGGCAACAGAGGCCACTACAAAGCCACCCACCCTGATTACCCGGATAAGCCAGCTATCAGATTCTCATCCACCCCGTCTGAGGGACGCTGGGCGTCTAATACCTTGGCCTGGATCAAAAGAACTTATCAGCTGACCCTGACCAGAAAATAATCCGTACCAATGAAAACAGGCCCGCCACGCTAAAGAACCCTACTAATAACCACTAAATAATGGGGCTAGAGCACGAGTGTGCTCTAGCCCCATTCCTCTCCCCAGATAAGTACAGAACCCAGGGGCCAGCATAGACTCCCCCACTTCTTTCTCATTCATCAGATTATCGAGAAAGAAGCAAATTATGCTGACCACCCCTTGGGCTGACGCCCTGACCGATTTCGCACAATGGCTCCAAGCAGCCGGACGTACAGAGCGCACCATCGAAACACGATTACGATGGCTCAGTACCCTAGCACAGGCCGTTTCTTCTGCGCCTACAGAGGTAAGTAGCTCAGAAATCGCCTGCTGGCTAGCAAACCCACGATGGAAGCCCAATTCCCGCCGAAGCGCTCTGGCCTCCGCGCGCCGTTTCTTCCATTACCTCAAGGTCACAGGTCGCCGTCCTGATAACCCTACAGAGATTCTTCTGCCTATCCGTGTTCCCAGGGCAAAAGCTCGTCCTTTGCCAACGGAAGTGCTCAACGCAGCCCTAGATACAGCTCAGACTACAGAGCAGTCGATGATGGTTCTGCTAGGTGCTTTAGCTGGACTGCGACGCACTGAGATTGCCTCGCTACATACAGATAATTATTCTCCAGGATGGCTCACCGTAACGGGTAAGGGAGGCGATATGCGCCGTATCCCTGTACACCCACAGCTAGAGCCATTTTTACAGCTAAAGCGCGAGGGCTACTACTTTCCAGGCAGGTTCACTGGGCATCGTAGTCACGACAATGTTGCTAAAACGATTGGCCGGCTCTTAGGCAAGGGGTACAGCTGCCACAGCTTACGCCATTGGTTTGCGACAACTGCTTATGCTCAGTCTCAAGATATCAGGGCCGTCCAGGAACTATTGGGGCATGCCGATATTGCTACGACTCAACAGTACATCGGGATTGCCGAAACATCCCTCGAGTCTGTAGTACAGGGACTACCAGGATTGGAAGTGTAGCAACTTTTCTGCTTGCTAACCCACCGTTTTAGCAAGCAGGTTGCATATATCTAAGTGAAGGGGCCTGTTCAGTTTCTGTAAGCATCAAAATCCGTGAGGACTTTGTGACGGCTTGCATCACTGGGCAGGCTCCACTCACAAACTACCTCACTGACTTACCCACAGCCCCCACAACCACCAAGAACCACTGAAAACAAGCACAAAACCCAAAGGAGACCACCTACCATGGCCATCCCCACCGTATTCGTCATCAAACACAAGTGCGGCCACACCGAAGAACGCGACCTCTCAGACCGCCCAGCCGGTAAGCGTAAAGGATTTGCCTCCTGGCTCTCAGCCCAAATCTGCTCCCGCTGCTACCGCAAGGAAGGAGCTGAGGAATACAAGAAAATGCTCTACCAAGCAGCCCTTGAAAACCAACAACAGCTTGACCTACCTGCACTGGAAGGCACCGAGAAACAAGTCCCTTGGGCTACGACCGCGCGCAATGAGCTACTGATGAACGCTTTTGAGCAACTAGTTCGCGGAGCGGACGCCCAGATGGATGAAGACCAGTTCGAGGCAACCTACCTGGCTCCTGCCCGACTCATCACCTCAGCCCGCTGGTGGATTGACTACAAGGACACCGAGGTAGAAGACCTCCTTGAGTGCCTTACCACCGCAGTCGATGAGAGTGAAGACATCAACGAAAACCCTTTCTAAGGACAAAGCTAGGCACCATGCCCTCCACGTAGTGCCCCGGTGCGAGCAACAGACTCACACCGGGGCATCTGCCTTAGAAACAACCAACGAAGAAAGCAAAACCAGTGGAATCAAACCGCCAAACGCAGATCATCTTAGCCCCTAACCGGCTGAGCCTGCGTAGCGACCAGACCGACGTTACGGTGAGCACCTGGGGCCGCGTCAACACTGTCACTGCCCAGCAGGTCACCATTCACCAGAGCCCCTATATCCTCACCTGCCTTGACGCCAACTCATCTGAAATTCTCGGCACCTATCTCTACGAGCAAGGCGCAACCGAGCCCAAGGTCTTAACCGACCCCACTGAGGCACCCCCAACCGCCCGCCACAGCACCCTCTTCTTTCATGGCTGGCTCCTATCGGTATCCGAAGACCACGCCCCTACCTACTTCCGTTCCCTCAAAGACTTCACGACCCACGCCCAGCGTGTCGCCGACTCAACCGGCACAGCCTTTGAGGTGACCGTTAAAGACCAGTCCCCCGAAGACGACGCTCTTCTCACCTTTACCCCCGAGACAGAATCACAAGAGCTGGAAGAAGAAACATTCCAGAGCCGACTAGCTGCGGCCCCTGTGATGACCGAAGAGGTAGAGCCCAAGGTAGTTCAAGCCGCGCCTATCCAAGCTGATACTTCCGAGTCTGAGCCCGAAGAACCCGAGGAACCTGTAGCACCAACTGTTCAAAATGGAACAGTTGAAGAAGGCCTCTCTATTGAGCCAGACCTGCCTGCCAGCGCCCTCTCCCCTGCCGAAGCTCCTGCTCCCAAAGAACCCGCGACTGCCCCTGAGCAGACCCAAGAGCAGGCCGAAGAAGAGCGCCCCCAGATGATTCGATATTCCACTCTGGAAGAGATGTTCTCAGGCCAGCAAGAGACAGATGAAGATGAGGACGACGAGAAACCAACCCCACGCCGTAAACGGCTACTGCTCACGACCCTTGGGGTTTTAGCTGCCTGCTCTGTCCTTGGAGCCAGCGCATTCGCCGGCATCTCTCTCTACCAAGCCAACACCGAAGCCTCGACCCTGCCGACCGCAACCGCTATCAGCCAAACCGTAGTAGACCTGCCGGTGGGCTACACCCAACAACCTGCCTGGACGCTCCCCATCCCTGATGGTGCCCGTGTCCATTCATCACAGGCCGCAACTGCCATCATCGACGGCAAGACTATTACTCTTTACTCCAACACCACTGGCAAGGAAATAAGAAGCATCACCGGCGAGACAGAAATCGCAGTTATCGACGAAACCACCATCGACGGCAAACCCGGCATCGTATGGCTCAACGCCGATAAGACCAAGCTCACCGCTTGGAGCGCTGATGAATCTAACACAGAGGGCAAACTCATTACCGCCGACCTACCCTCAGGAGCAACCGTCACCCGCCCATCAGCTGAAATCATCATCAAAGACCCACAGGCCAACGTTTTCAGGTTCACCCAGGAGGGTCTAAAGCAATACCAGTCACCGCAGGGCCTTTCTCCATGGGCATTTACCGATAGGGGCCTTGTCTCTCTTGGGTATGACGTGCCATCAGAAGTTACTGACCCTGCTGGTCAGGCCGTTGCCGCCATTGACCTAGTTGCCCCTGAGGCCGGTTACTCTATGCTCCAGTGGGTCAGCATCGGCAACGATTATGCCGCCAGCATTTGGGCGCAAAACCTCAACTCAGTTACCGACCAAAGCCAGGTCAAACTCGTTATCCATTCATTGAGTTCAGGCCAGCCCGTAGAAGTTATTGACGGCCCGTTGCAATCTTTAGAACCCACCATCGATAGCACTGAGCGTTCCTGGGTTATCGGCCAGGGAAATGACCTAGCAACCTATGGGCCCTACATTTTTTCTCTTCGTACCGGAAAACTTCAGACAGTCCTGCCAAATGGCACCACAGGGCTCCCGGCCAAGGGAACATTTGGTCTAGCCTCAGCCCCCAATGGAGCAACCTACATCTTCCAAGGCATTGAGGCTGGCTACGCCCTCTCGAACAAAATCATTCTGGCCCAGTCCGGCTCAACTCTTATCACCCAAGCAGGAAACCGAATTGTGGCCTACCCCGCCACCCTTTCCTAACACACCCTTCTTTCTCGAAAGGAACCTCTTGTGAAAAAGTCACAGACCCTAGCTACTGCTCTGTTGGTAGCTCCAACCCTTGCTCTACCGTTGGCTACAGCGTCCGCTGAATCTCTACCTGCACCGGACACCACCGACCAGGCAATTTTCGCACCGGCCTCAGCTGCAACTCTTGCGGCCTCCGAACCGCTTGCCACTGCTGAACCAACTGCCACAACAGAGCCCATTACAGAACCGGCAGTAGAGCCCTCAGCCACAGCCACAGCTGAACCCACCGCTACCACTGCTCCTGCACCCTTTGAATCGGCAACCCCAATTCCTCATGAGACAGCCCTACCAACAGCAGAAGCCACCACAACACCGTCAGAGGCCCCATCACCTGAGCCCAGCGAAACCTCCACGGCGTCCCCTACTCCCTCACCTGAGGAAACTGTTACCCCCACAGAACCAGAACCTACTAGCACTCCTACCGACTCCCCCGTTGAGCCAGTAGAGCCTGAGAACCCGGCACCTACTGACCCAGTGGAGCCCGAGACACCTGTGGAGCCTGTAGACCCTGAGGTGCCCGTTGAACCTACCCCCACTCCCGAAGAGCCAGCGCCTGAAGAACCGGCCCCAGCATTTGCAGAAGAAGAGCAGACCCTCATTGTGGGCGACGTCCACGACTTTCAAGTTACAGGCGTTCCCACCGCGGATGCAGAGGTCAAATTTACCCTCACTGATTCAGCTAACGTGGTCATTGAACTGCGTGATGCAGATGGCGAGCTGAAGGCCTATATCATTCGCACTGCGGACGAGAACGGCGAAGTAATCCTGACTCTCGATACTCAGGGCCTAGCTCCGGGTGAGTACACTCTGACGGCAACCGTTGGTGATAAGGAGGTGACGACGAAGATTATCGTCTCGCCCTCAGAACCAGAGCCTACTGACCCGGTTGACCCCGTTGTGCCTGAGCAGCCTCTGGAGCCGGTAGACCCCGTAGTTCCAGTAGAGCCGGTGGAGCCTGTTGAACCTGTTCAGCCGGTAGACCCCGTTGTGCCTGAGCAACCAGTAGAGCCTGTTGAACCGGCAGATCCCGTAGTTCCTACCGAGCCGATTCAGCCTGAAGTTCCAGCTGAACCAGCTCCAGCTGACCCTGCCCTACCAGAAAGCCCAGCACCGACTGAGCCCGCAGAACCAACCAACCCGGCAAACCCTGCTATCGAGAACCTCCCTGTGACCGAAGAACACCAGCTCGAAGCAACAGATCTGGATACAGCAGAGCCCACCAACATCATCGAAGCCCTCCGCGAGCCTGCGGCAACCCGCATCCCTGACACCCTTTCAAGCGCAACGGCAACGCCCCAGCGAGAAACAGCCTCTCGCGAGTTCAGCGAAACCCTCGAAGCTCTCATTCCCGGCGCCCGTGAGAACAGCACCTTAGAATCACGCGAGTTTACCAGCAATCTTCAGGCCGGTGCCGCACCGGGCCGTCAAGCTAACGCACAAGACCTACAGAACGGCGATACGGCTTCGCCTGCGCCAGCACGCACCGAGCAAGGTTCCCAAGACTCCACGAGTTCACAGGCCGATGCTGATACTGAGCGAGCAGTATCGGGCACCTTTGACTGGTTCAAAGCCCTGTTTGCCGTACTGGGTGCTAGCTTTATCGGGCTTACAGCCTGGCTTGTCTTCGGCGGACGACGCAAAGATAAGAACAAGAAGGAGCTCTAAACCGCTCTATCATCTAGTGACGCAGATACGGTGGGAGTCTTACTTGATAAGTAAGACTCCCACCTTTAATTCGTAGCCCATCATCTCAGCACTCAAACGCTGTGTGAAATAGTTTCAGCGCTAAGCAGGAGATTATCTATGCTTCACCTTGCGAGTTTCCATGTTTCTGCTCCCGCGTAGTAACCCACACCACCCACAAAAACATTATACTTAAAGGTATCCACCATGCCTCGACAAGCTCCCAATAAGCCCTTCCTGTAACCCAACTACTAGCGCCGATGATGCTAGCCATAACAGCCATGTAGATTCCGACTGTAAGAATTACTTTTTTCATCTTAGCCCAGGACCCCAGCTAAGGCCGGGGAGCTTTTTGCAGCGGAGCAAGCTGTGCAGCAGTCAAACCCATTGCGCTTAATATAGCAATGACTTTCTGACGATGGTCCCAGATAAGCCTAGATACCTTAAGAGTTATAAATGCCCCGCCAGGAATACCGATACACGACATAATGACATCAGTAATCTGACTCATCACACGATGCTCGTCTGTACCGTCCCTAAAAATCCACCATGCGGAGCCAGCGCAACTAAGAATTGCGAAGGGACCTGGCAGGGGCACAGCACGACGTACGTGAACCGTTTGCTGCAACTCATGAACCGCAACAGATATCTCTCGGTCACTCATTTGATCTAGATGCTCAAACTGCCTTTGTAATTCCCGATAGGCTCTCTCTTCCTCAGGAGTAAGAGACTCCGAGGCGAAAACTTTTGTTTGAGGCATCATTGCCAACGCAAAGCCTGCGCAAAGAACCTTAGTTGCTGTACGTCGAGAAGTAGACATCGTTGTTCCATCTCCTTGAAAGGTGTTAATACCAAAAATCTATAGTGACTTAAGACACTTTAAAGCGTAGCGTCTGTTAAAAGTTGTCACAAGAGATTACGCCATTGTTTCCATAGACTCAGTACAAAGGTACTACCACTGGAGCATGCATTCCTTTCAGGGCAGCCAGGAGAGCATCCATAAAGTAGGCTCATGAAATCCACAAAGCCCCAAAAACAAATCCTCTGATCCCCAGAGATGCACAATATCATCAAAAACCCGCCCCCTAACACCTCCTGCTGCTGCCACAGCTCTTAGAGCTCTTCACCTCCAGATATTCCTACTACTGCGACATAGCTTCCCATGGCACGAAGCATTACGGGGGCTACCACCGCCCCCGCGCAAGCGCCGCGCTTGACCGACTGCCGCGCAAAACCCCCGCCCTCTTTGACGCGCAGAGCGCGACAGAGAGCGGGGTTTTTGCTTGCCCTAGGAGTTCGTGAGCTAGGAAGTGCCAGTGAGGTATGCAGGCCAGCTTGTTCAGATATGGCAGGTTATGTGCGGAATGGGTTCAGGGTTAGGGCTAATTGAGCTTCTGCGGTGTAGACATCCAGGCTCTCCAAGGAAGTGGCTTCATTCTTAGGCAGTGCTGATTCCCCAAAAGTTCCCACCCATATCTAGCCAGACACTCGACAAAACACCTCTAATTTATGTGCAACACAATTATTTATGTGACACAATAATACTATGAAGTTCATCTTCCTGCCCTCAGCAGCAAAGCACGGGTACACAGAAACTGACGCGCTCAATGCAATCAAGAACTACCATCGCCATAAACCACGGTTTGAGCAATCGAGAATCCCCAACTTACCCGACCCCGACCTCTACATCGGCCCTTCCCTCAAGGGTGATTTACTAGAAGTTATGGTCTACGAAGTTACACCAGATATTGTTATCTTCCACTGCATGAAACTCCGCGGCAAGACCTACACAAAAACCCTTCAATAGAAAGAAAAACCATGTCACAGCTTGATAACCTCAAAGATATCGACTTCAACAACCTCACCCTAGCCGATCACGAAAAAATTGGTGAAGCCCTCTCCCAGTGGGCAGAGTCTGATGAATTTTTTGAAGCTCTAGACAAAGCGACCATCCTACCTAGAACCCCTGAAGGTGTTGCCCGCGCTGAAAAAATCGTCGCAGCTGCCACCCGAGGACGCCCAGCCCTTGCTGAAACCGTCAACGGCCACTCCCCCAGCATCAACGCCCGAGTAACCCCCGACATCAAAGACCGCCTTACCCGCTATACCCAAGAACAGGGCGTGAGCACATCTGAGGTCATTCGAGAGGCCCTTGACAGATTCCTCCCTCAAGCAGCTTAGAAGGCCACAGCCACTGCAAGAGAGTTTAGTCAAAGGGCAAATAATTCCACCCCACACTTGAAACCCAATTCAAGTGTGGGGTGGAATTATAGCGTGACCAAGAAACACAGCCTCATCAAAAACATCAACCAAGCCGCGCGAGAAAGAGGTCTAGAGTTCACCCAACACAGAAGCGGAGGGAATCATGACATCTACACACTAGATGGACAACGCATATCGATCCCCCGGCACACCGAAATCAACGAACTCACAGCCAAGGGCATCTACAAACAGGCAGCGGAGTCATGAGGAAAGGACTGGTGGAAGTAATGAAGACCTACAAGACTACAGCTATCAAGAGCGGAAAATACTGGCACCTGGACATCGAGGGCTTTATCCAGGGCACCCAAGTTAGATCTCTTGCAGAAGCCGAAGAAATGGCCAAAGACTTCATCAGCGGTATGAATGATGAGGCCCTGGAAGAAATCACTATCGCCTTGAAAATCCAACTGCCTGAGGATATTGCAGAGGTCAGAGCAGAAGCAGAGCATCTATTCATGCAGGCCAAGCTCTCAAACTCTTTAGCTGCTGAGAAGTCCCGGCAGGCAGCTAAGATGCTCAAGCAGCAGGGGCTAACTCTTAAGGATATTGGTCAGGTTCTTGATATCTCATATCAGCGGGCGCCCCGGCTAGTTGCCTAAACAACTAGCCGGCCCCGGCACAACTCTTGCGGTGTCGGGGTTTCCTCAAAGTGACGTAAACAAGCTAGAGTCACGGCGTTGATCTTAGATGCGATGCAGAGCATCTTGTCTAAGATCAACGCCTTTCTTGTACCTACAGCTCTTCGGCTAGGGGATCCTATTGCGTCGCAAGCTCCTTATAGGATCTCCTAATCTCAGTTACCGTTTACCTATCGTGTGGGCCCTGCTGGCATTCGAGGCTAGGGGCTTGGACCTAGCCTCGAATGCCAGCAGGGACGGGACAGCTACCAGCCAGATAGCCATCCTGCCGGAGCAAGTGAAAGGAACACAAGTAATGAGGAGCCAGCAGGGATATGTTTACGACTGGGGTAATGCAGTAGTCGAAGAGGCAGAGTCACCTCATAAGCTGGAGTACCTGGAATGGGATAAGAGCCTGAAAAATTTTGTCACACGGGGCTATAGTCTTCAGCGCATCTATCTTCATCCCTCTAACCGCTGCGAGGTACATGAGGACGAACTGGAATACTGCGCGCTTAACCCCTACGATGCAAACTTCAACGGAGCAGAATGGCGGATAGATTCAGAAACTGGTGAGTGCATGAACGCCGGATGGATGTATGAGATGGGCGAGGCCTACATAGCGGATGAGACCAGAGCAGAGGCACTCTGTCAGCGGCTATGGGGTCAGAGCATAGAAGAAGCCTACAAGGATAGCGAAGAGAAGCACGAAGGGGAAGTATTCTTCTACACCGAATGGGACTAAATCAACGGTGGGCTGCCGAACTGATACCGGCAGTTCACTTCTCTACGCATAACCCAAACGGCATATGTATCTACTGCCCTGGAAACCAGAACCGGAATCCTCCACCTTCTGCGAAATCGGAAATGGCAAAACGGAAATCCGCAATCGGAAACGCAACGCCCTAGCAAGACATTCGAAACGAAAACACAATGCTTAGCGACGGCAGCTCATAGCCGGCAGTGGAAAACGGAAACAGAAATCCGCAACCGGCAAATCGCAACAGCTGCATTGCGAAGAAGCAAAGAAAAATGCCACTACCTTCCTAGCAGTAGCTACCGCAGCCAAAACATCAAAGCAGTCAGAGCCCACCAGAAGAAGCAACACAAGGCACCCAAGAGAAGATAGAAGCAAACCAGAAGAAAACAAGGAAGAGCAAGAAGAGAACCACAAGAGAGAAAAGAACAGCAGAACATGAGAGAAGAAAGTAAGAAGAATACACCTAATAAGAACAGAACAGCAACCATAAAGAACAGGAACAGCAAAAATCACAAAATACAAAGAAAAATGCAACACACGTGTGGCATTGAAATGCACTTAGGGGTTACATCGTAACCCCTACGACTTACCCGTTGAGGCCAGCATGACAAGTAAGGAGTATGAAACCTATCCAGCCGCTGTGCCCAGTCTGCCAAGGTCCTTTGCCGCCTACGAGTTCCTCGCGACGTATCTACTGTTCAGCTAAATGCCGCTCCAAAGCGAAGAGTAGGCGTCACCGTCATCAAGAGATCTTTGATGCTGAGGTGCTACGTTCCTCTGAGTTGAAAGCTCAGCTTCAAGAGCAGGAAAGACGCATTGCTCGTCTTGAAGCTCTGGTGAAACGGCAACGGCAACTCAACGCAAAGAATCGCAGCAGGGCATTAGAAGCGCAATCGGCAGTCGCAACGGCTCGCAATCGGCAACGGAAATCGGAAATAAGGGTAGCAGCTGCCTATAAGAAGCTCATTTCCGATTACACAGAACGTATCGAAGAGCTGGAAGCGCAGAATTTCGTTTTGCGCCACCAGGCAGAAGAAGCGCAACAGAAACATGCGGAAGCGCAAGTAGCTGCCGAGTACCTCTTGGGGCAGTCGCAGCACTTCAAAAAGGAATCGGAAGGCACCCGAAGGGTCATTGCCAAACTGCAGGCTGCTGCTTCCGCTCCGGCCTCACTCTTTGTGGACTATCAGTACTTTGCCCGCTGGTATTTCCGCAAGAAGCCAGGAAGAGAGTGGGATGGCCACGACAGGAACCGGCATATGCGATTCAAGGCTTTCATTTCATACCATGCACCTGCTCAAGAAGTCCCCAAGTCTAAGAAACCCAATACGGTCATGCACCGGAAGAAGGCTCGAATCCAAGCGCTCAAGAATCAAACGTCCAATCAGCAGTCACGCTAGAAGAAAGAAGAACAGTCATGACAGTCTCTATATCCCGGATGGATATCCGCTACTATCTCTCAACTATCGCCTCAGCAGATGATGCTTCCAGCCGTGGGCAGCTCACCGGGTACTACACTGGCTCGGGGGATCCCAGCGGACGCTGGTATGGAAAAGGTATTGCCGCCCTTGGTTTCGAGGATGAAGCACTTGTATCAGAGTATGCCGCAATCGCTATATACGAAGAGGCGAAGAACCCCAACAACGGAAAACGGCTTGGAAAAGCGCCCATCAAAGAAACCGAAGCACCCGAAGGAGCGAAAACCGCATCAGGACGCCCCACCTCCAAGAAACGGAAACCCGTTGCCGGTTTCGACTTGACCTTTTCCGCACCCAAGTCAGTTTCCGTTCTTTGGGCTGTTGCCGATAATTCCACCCAGGCCCGCATTCATGCCGCTCACCAAGAAGCTGTCCGCAAGACCCTTTCCTGGGCAGAGGAAAACATCATTCAGACACGCGCAGGCGACGGCGGTGTAGTTCGAGTGGCAGCGAATGGCATCATTGCGTCTTTGTTCGACCACTTCGACTCACGTGCCGGCGACCCGCAACTCCATACTCATGCTGTTATCGCTAATCGTCTCCAGCGCGCAAGTGACGGTGCCTGGGTTACTCTTGATTCCTACGGTCTGCATAAGGCAGTTGTGACTATCTCTGAAATGTATAACAATATTCTCTTTGATGAGCTGGCTCAACGGGTTCAGGCTGAGGCTGAGCAACGGGACCCCTTAATGCAGGTATTGCGAAATAAAGAAGTTCCTGAGCGTAACCGCCGCATGGAGCTTGCTGACGTACCTGATGAGCTCATCGCGGAGTTTTCACAACGCACTATGAGCATTGAAACTCTCAAAGACGGCATGGTTCTTCAATGGGAAAAGACTCATGGTAGGCAAGCTCCTGAAGAAGTGGTTCTAGAATTTAGGAGAGCGGCAACGCTACAATCTCGTGAAGATAAGCCGGCCCTCAAGCTCCCCCTCGCCCAACGAATGAGCCAATGGCGAATCCGCACCCTCAAAGCCGGTTATCACCCTGAAGAAATCATCAGCCGAGCAACAGGCCACAACATCACCTACTACAACAAGGCAACTTTTACAGATAAAGCCATTACTGAAATTGCCGGCGAAGTCCTAGAACGTACTATCGCTAAGCACCCCACCTTTACCCGGTACAATCTTCTAGCCTCTGCCCACCGACTCACAGCCGATATCCGATTTAGCTCCCTTGAAGAACGTGAGCACTTTGCCAACGAGCTTGTAGACCGAGCCCTCAACGCTGCCGTTGAGCTTACCCCTGACCGATATAATCTCCCCGGCCTTTCACAAGAAGGTCTTAGCCTACGAGGAACCAGTGTCTTTGACCGAGATGAGGAAAAAGAGTACACCACTGTTGAAGTCCTAGAGCGCGAAGCTGACCTCATGGCCGGTGTTACATCCGATACGACACGCACCTACGCTAAAAACGTTGAGAAAGCGATGCATGACTTGCAGATGCATACTAGCGATGCTGGCCACCATCTAGCGCCTGACCAATTAGCCGCGGCTCACGCTGTTATTACCAGTGACAAATCCATTAGCGCTATTATCGGCCCGGCAGGAACCGGCAAAACCTCAACACTAGCTGGTCTTCGCACTGCCTGGGAAGCTCAACAAGGTAAGGACTCTATTATTGGTTTGGCCCCATCAGCTGCTGCGGCAGCTGTGCTTGGCAAAGAACTGGGAATCAGCACCGAGAATACCGCGAAATGGATTTATGAATCAGTAGGCGAAGGCGCTATGCACCGAGCAGAACAGTATATGAAGCTCAAAAAGAAAATTACGCGCCTTGAACTTCGTCTTGCGCAGAACCCCAAGCATACCCCTACTCTCACCGCGCTAGACTCTGCCCGTACCAGGCTTACCACTCTTATTAGCGCCCAAACAAAATTCACCATTAAACCTGGCCAGCTGCTCATCGTTGATGAAGCCTCGATGTCTTCAACCGAAGACCTCTACAAGCTTCACCAGCAGGTCAAATCCGTTGGCGCGAAGATGCTACTGGTAGGCGACCCGCGACAGCTAGATGCCGTGGACGCCGGTGGTTTTCTCGGGTGGGTTGAGAATAAAGGCTACGCTCAGCACCTGACGAGTGTGTGGCGTTTCAAAGCGGACTGGGAGAAGGCAGCGTCATTGCGTCTACGTCTTGGCGACACTGATGTTCTCAAAGAGTACCTTGATAAGGGGCGAATTAGCGTTGCAGATAATGCTCTTGATTCGGCCTACGAGGCCTGGCGTGAGGATAAGCAAGAGGGAAAGAGCACTGTTCTCATTGCTGGTTCTAACGCAAGCGTCCTGGAGCTCAATCAGCGGGCCCAAGAAGATTTGATTGCTACCGGTCAGGTCGATTCAAACTTTCCAGTTTCTATTAGCACCGGTAAAGCTTATCTAGGTGATACTCTTCTTGCGCGTTTGAACGACCGCCAGCTTATTGACGATACAGGTGACTTCATTAAAAACGGAACTCGCCTGAAACTCACGCACGTTGGGCCGAGCATTATCACTACAACCCGTGAAGATACAGGGGCGACGCTTTCTATCCCCCGCTGGTATGCTCGCGAAGCTATCGAGCTAGGGTACGCCTGCACAATTCACCGTTCTCAAGGTCTTACCGTGGACACCTGCCACGTAGCAATCAGCACCGAATACAACCGTGAGCAGCTCTATGTAGCTATGACCCGCGGCAAGCAGAACAACCAAATTCATATCGAAGCCCCGGCCTCAGCACAGGAAGACGGCCCAGACCAGTGGGGCATAATGCGCCGTATCGAAGCTGATACTGTGCTGGGTGTGTTAGCTGGCATTATGGATAAATCCGATGTCGATAAGACAGCCCACGAAGTCCGCGACGCTGAACATGGCTGGGCCAACGATTTAGGCCGTTCCCTATCCGAGCTGGATTATCTGGCAGATCTTTCAGCAACACGCCGTGTGCACACTTGGCTACAGAAAACAGGCCGTTCACCTGAAGACTATGTTCAGACCCCTGAATACAAGGCCCTGGTGTTAGCAGCCAAAGAGGCAATGATTGACCTCACAGATATACCTGAAACTATCGATTCTCTCGAAGACACAATTGCTTATCTTCAGGAACACGCGGAGTCCATGCCCACTGAGCTCATCCCTCACCTACGATTCGCGTCAGAAGATGAGGCAACAGTAGAGGAAGCTATCAGGGCAAAAATCAGTCAACGAGTAGACAGTATCTTGTACCAGAATCAGGCAGAGCCCTGGGTAGCTCAGCTCAAAGAAAACTACCCGCTCATTCCTGATATTCACCATCAGGTAGTTCTCTTGCGGGCCCTATCCCACCAGGAAGACGCCCCTACCTACTTAGGTAAGACACCTAGCTCCAGTTCGAAGCGGCTCTATGCTTACTATGAGCGTCTTAGCTCTGTTATCAGCAATTTGAACCTTGAGCACCTCAAAGCAACGACCTGGAATGTTGAGACCGATAGCATCAAACTACCGGCTGAGATACAAGAATTTGTAGATCTGTGGGATGAGATGGAAGCTGATCCGGTCATGATTGAGGCAGAGCAATGGTTAGAGGCAATGGAGGCTGAAGAACCAGGGGCTGAATGGGAAATGTCGTAGCTCCTTTATCCACCGGTTGGTGTCCAACTGTTCATTTTGGAACAGTTGGATAGTTAGCCTATTTCGGGAACTGGACTCAGCTACCACCGAATAACGGCGTCATCATCAAAGTGCGCAGAATCCCTGCAAGACCAATCTATGGTGCACCTTACATTAGCTTCCCTGTTGCCGGGCGCCTATACCGCTTCATCACCCGTAATAATTGTGACCCACATCTACTTTCTGATAGTTTTCTAGACAGATAGGAGGTGATTCGATGAAAACCGCACAGTACCCTAAGCCCAAGCCCCCTACCGTTATGTAGAACGCAGGAGGCTTCCCAAGGAGACCTGCTCAAAGGTGGTATGGGTAAAACAGAGGCAAGAGCTTCATCCAACCCGCAACAGTTTCGTTGCAGACAGACCATACACATCATTCCTTTGAGCAGGTCTTCTCTCGGAGACAACTTATTAGCACCACACCCAACACACCTCTGCACCTCACATCCCTGGAAACCCCATTCAATCACACACACCCTGCATACGAGTTAATAAACTACAAGGAAGTTTGGCATATATGGATAAATTCTTTGGCCCCTTTTCTTGGATAGCAGATAGCAATAAAAATTTACAGCACGAGGGACATTATGGACCAACCATGTCTCATTTCATGAAAGACACTTCATGGAACCAAGAATGGGACATCAAAGCATTAAGCGAGAGTATTACAACAATCCCTGAATCAAAAATACTGGATATTGGGTGTGGAGACGGCAGAATAGCCTACAGACTTCAACAAAACGGAGCCCAAGGCACCTTCTACGGAATCGACCTATCCGAAGCCGCTTATAAAAATTATCAATCCAGAGCCAGCGAATTTAAGATATTTGAAGAATACATACAAGGCGATATTTTTTCCCACCCTTTTAGCACAGATTTTGATGTGGCCTATATAGGGTCTGTTTCCATTAATTGCTTTACCGACATCAACTCAGTTTTTGAACTGATACGCAAGGCAAAAGAAATCACTTGCCCCACAGGTGTCTTAGTTGTATCAGCTTTTACAAGCGAATCAGAAAAGAAAATCCGAAACATTTCAGGAACCATATCTGCGGAGAACTACATAGGGGAAACCGGGAAAGAGCAGCTCATGTGGAGAGGTTTTCATTATGACCCTCCCTTTATACGACATAACTCATACGTGGATGACGACCGTGCTGACGGTGTTGTTGCGACTTTGATGAGCTCAGTAGAGAGGCTGTGGATTGATAAAGATATAGTTGACATTGCAAAAATAGCAGGCTGGAATCTCCGCAGCACTATCCCATGCTACGTAGGGGACGGAGGAGCAGAAGGACTAGAAGTGTCAACCCTAACTTTTCATAAATGATAAAGGATAGGTGAAACATCAATGCTCTCCCCGACCAGTAAAATCTATCTAAAAATAGTTCTCGCCGCAGTATTTATCGAATCCCTAGCACACGCTTCAGTATATTTTCTACTCATCTTTAAACTATCTTCAACAGCAAACAGCTGGTCTCTAACCGCAATTGCGCTTACATCAGCACTCACAGGGGTCATTCTAGCCGCCCCGCTTGGCAATTTAGTAGACCGTATGAGTCTCAGGCCCCTCTGGCTGGGATCAATCATAGTCTCGATACTCAGTGTTTTTCTCCTGAGCATCAGCGAATCCCTCATTCTATGGATTCTACTTGTAGTAATATACTCCGCTGCTGGAGTTATCAGCGGATCAGTAGTATTCAAAGCCTTACCACGTATAGAAGGAATCACCCCAGAAAAAGCAAGCTCTTTCCTCGTGAGCACAGGCGCACTCGTAGGCATTCTCTCTCCCCTGCTCGCCTCACTTCTCTACGCACTAGCCCCTAACCATTCATTTATCCCACTCATAATTTTACTCGCAGCCTGCTTTCTTATTATTTTCAAAGCAGCCCCTCAAGGAGCCCCTCCAGAACTGGATAGTATTTCCTGGAAAGATGCGCTACTTGGCATCAAGGTAATCTCAAACAATCACCACATCATTTATTACCTTCCCATCATGCTTTTAGTGGTACTTTCCACCAGCGTGGAAGACCTCTCAGGAGTTGTCTACTTGCAGGATATTGGCGGAAACTTCATCTCCCCCCTTTTCCCCAGCTTCCCCGGAGACCCCGGAGCAATCGCATACTCAGCACTAGTCGCATCCTGGTCGGTAGGGACGCTAATGGGCGCTCATTTGACGGAACAAAAACTCTTTAAACTATCGCCTGCTGCGTCTCTTAAGATAGGTGGCTTCATCATCTCACTGGCTATTTTTGCAGAAGGCTTCTTTCCCAGCCCTGTACTCATCACACTATTTTTCTTCCTTGGTGGAGCAGGAAATGCAGTCCACAATGTTGGAATAAGGAATCTTGTCTATACTGAGGTCGCTGAACAGAACCAGGGGCAGGCTTGGGCTATGATTGGTGCAACGTTTACAGTGTTTTCAAGCATTGGGCAGTTCCTCGGTACACCTTATCTACTTGGTGAACCTCAACAGGTGATTATGTATAGCGGGCTTTTCCCTATGGTTATCATCGCTTTGTTCACTCTGGGTATGGTGTATCTACGGCGTAATAAAATCAACCGCTAGGCCCAAGAGATGATATGGCTACCCACTCATAAATTTGAGTAGGTAACCATATCTACTGTCGTCTTGTCTTTAGAACGACATTTCTGTCCCGTGGTCAATACTAAGTCCCTGACAAAGCTCAGGGCTATAGCCGGGACTCTTCATCCGAGCATCCGCCGCAGAACGAGCCTGGGCCACCTCAGCCCCATGATGATTCTCCAACAAGGGAGCAGAGTAACCCCGCGGGAAGTCCCAAGAGCGCGTCTTAGACACCGGCCCATCGAGCTGCTGATAATGTACACGGATAAGACCCGTATCAGGCATTTCAGCAACACCCAGAACTACACCACGACGGTTAGAGTTCCCATACAGAGAAATGACATTCCCAACCTCAAGGTTCTGCACCGGAACGCTGACCTGTGCCCCGCCGGGTATACCGTCCCGAGGCTCTTCACACAGCGGAGCTTTTAGCTTAACCAGGTCACGCGGCTGAAGAGGGAAGTCATCGCGCACACCACCGGGGCCTTGCACATCAGCGACCAGCATTCCCATGGCATTTTGCCGAACGTCTAAGACCTTGAGCGTCAAAGCCTTGTTAGAGCTATCGAAGACATTCAGCAGATCACCGGGCCGCACGCGAGTTGCCTCCACCTGCTCCCATAGTTTGCCGTAGAACGGTGCAGCAGGATAGGGGTCAGCGCTAATAGTGGTGGCCGCTGGCATGGTGGTAGTGAACATCTGGTTCGCTCCCCTAAAGGCCAGTTCCACATCACCGTCAGGCTTGATAGTGCTCTTATACACCGAGTACCAGTTACCAGTGCCATCAGTAATGCGGTCACCGGCCCGCACCTGCCCATAGGTCAAGGTAGTAGCTACCTGCCCAGACTCTGTAGGTACATCAGGCGCCGTCAAGTCCTCAACCCCAACGTACCCGATATTCTCATCCAATCGTGCTGGGCGACTCTGAGGTTCAGTATCAGGGGCGACGTCGGCTGCTGGCTCACTACCGGCAGGCTGTTCAAGCACCTGCTTTACCTCAACGACAGTGATTTCCTCACCAGCGGCATCTTCAACTTGAACCGTTGCCTCGTGCAGGGGCGTACCGGCATCAACGAATGTTACCTCACCGCTAACCTGAACAGGCTCCCCATCCAAAGATGTGCCAACCACCGTTACAGTCTGCCCGGTATCGACCTCTTCCACCGATACAGGTAAGAACTTGGCATTAATCCATTCCTGATGCTCACGGGTAGCAATATCGGCCCATTCATCGGTTGTAGCGCGCTTCAAGTACACAGCGTTGTACCATGATGCTTCAACCTCCAGAACGTCGCCCGTATCTGGTGCTTGAAGAGCCAAGTACACGAGCTCTTCATCTTCTGCCTCTAGAACATCAAGCACCAGGAAGTCATGCCCTGAAACTTGGTCATAGTTAGCGCAGTTCTTTACACCGGCGAAGGAAACCCTATCCCCCACAATCAAGGTAGCAGGGGAAACGCTACCGTAGTTCCGCAAGATACTATCGCGGTTCACATGCTCACCGACATAGGTATGCTCCAGAGCGTAGGCCGGATCTGAAAGTACCGGCAGTTCCCGAACAGGGTAAACAGTGTTCAAGGTGAACTGGTAGGTTGAGCCTCGTGAATCTGTAGCCTCAAAGACATGGCTATTCCAATCATCTGTTTTGCCCCTGGCCGCCAGATAAGCAACCAGGACATCTTCCTCAGCAAAGAACTCCCCAGCTTCTTGTGAGGTCAGCTCGATACCGTATTCAGCGGCAGGGGCGATGGCAGTAACGCTCGGGCGAATCACTACATAGTCACCGACCACCAGATCATTGAGGGGCCGTAGCTGCTCGCCGTTATCAACGAGCTCAGTATCGTGAACATCCTGCTCATAGCCGGCAGCTTTCAGAGCCGCGCGGGCAACGCCAACGGCTAGCGAGCTCTCAGCATCCAGGCCCTTGGTAACAATCTGCCCCTGGCTATCCACGGTGCTGATACCCTCGGTAGCTTCTTCAACATCGTGTCGAACCTGCTCCAGGTCTTCAGCAACAACTTTCACCTCAGCCTGGCCAGAGCCCTCAGCAACGACCGCCTGAATATCCTCGGCCACATCGGCTTCTTGCTCAGTTTCAGTGTCGGCTTCATACTGGTGAGTTACGAGCACCTGGAGGCTAGGCACCTCCACCACATCATCATTAGGAACGAAAACCTCAGAGGGCACAAGTACCTCCGCCTCGGAACCCTCAGCCTCCTCACCCGTGACAGCTTCTGCTTCTAGCGCAGGTTCAGGCTCCACATCAACGGGCTGGGCAATGAACTCAGGAACAGAGGATACAGCTTCAACAGGCTCTTCACCTGATACCTCAGACGCTGCTTCATCAGCACGAGTAAACTCACGCACAGTCCCAAAATCAGGAACCCGGAACCCACGCAGACCCTCAAAGCCAGCACCGCGAGCAGACCCAAGCCCATCAACTCCCAGCAGCATCCCGCGCCAGTCAATATCAGAGGGAGTCCCCTGAATGTACAAAGTAGGCTGGCCATTCCAGCTGTTCACAGTAAAGGTCTGACGCTGGCCGTCAATTTCCAGAACAGCCTCAGCTGTACTCGATGAGCTAGCAGAGCGTTTCCAGTTCCGCAGAATACCGAAATGGCGCATAGGCTTTTCTGAGTGCGAGTCAGAGACAACAGACACCCACGACCCATAGACCTCTTCGGGGATACTATCAAAGGTTAGTTGCCGCGTCTCAACCTCAGAAAGGATAGCCTTTTCCGCTGGAGTCAGTACCCCAAAGCGTCGCTCGGTGATAGCACCCACCTTGCTAGAGGACATACGATTCACGACCTGTGTTTCCGCCCAGATAGGGTCAGATACCTTCCGGTAGGACAGGGTGAGCTTAGAACCCCAACCAGAGACGCCAAGAATACGAACGGGCTCAGTGATACCGGCCTTCGGGGCTAGCTTTTGACCGTCAACAACATCGCCCTCCCGCAAATCACCAATCGTCGCACTACTTAAAACAGAGTCAAATGCCATCAGCATCTCAGAAGCATCAAGAATACGGCCAGGAGCAATATCATCCCAAGTCAATAGCCCTGCATCGTAGGCCTTCTCAGGGGTGAAACCTGGCTCTCGAACAGACTCAAGAGTTTGGGGGTCAACAAAGCCAGTACCAACCCACTGATCCCCAGCCCTGCCAATACCTTCCACATCCTTCAGTAGCATATCGCCACGAAGTAGCCTAGTAGAGCTCACCTTTTTCTGGTTAGCTAATTCAGCTTCAATTGCGGCCTTCTCAGCAGCCGCCGCAGCTTCTAAATCAATACCATCTCGGTGGATAAAGTCACCCGGTGCCCCACGAGTAACCATAGCCACGTGCTCCTGTCCAGCAGTGTCCAAGAACGTGACATCGTAGCCTGGCCACCCGGCAGGAGCAACTCCCTGAATGACGCCGTCAATCGGCAGGATAGTTTGCTGGCTCCCCTCACCCATAACCCTGGTGAACCATGTGACTTTAGAACCAGGTTCCAAGGACTTAACGTAGTCAAAAGTCTTCTCTTTATGCAGGGGAGAGGGAACCCAATCCGTTTCTGAACGCTCAAGAATCAACTTATCTCGCTCATCTAATGCCGAATAGAGGCGGGAGGCAAGCTCAAAATCAGTCGCTGGCCACAACACAGGCAGCTCAGTGCCCGCATCAAAATCCACCACTTCGTCTTCGTACACGAACACACCATAGTGGGGCTTTTGACCCGTGACAGGGTGCTGGGAATAGACCCGGTATAGGCCACGGTCAAGGCTCTGACCCGACCCAATTTCGATAACATCCCCATCACGCAGTGCATTCACGTCGCTGACCTGCCCGTAGAGTAGCTCAACTTCATCATCATTGAGCACAGCTTCAGAGTCATCTACTCGGGTATCAACCTCGCCCCGGTCAAAGTCCTCAGTCTCCAAGGAGTCGATACCCAAATCAGCAGATAGCTGTTCAAGCCTCATCAGCTTCTCATCCAGCTCATCTTGCTTGGCAAAGCCCACGCGAGCCTCAGACAGCCTAGAGCGCAGAGAAATCATCTCGTCCCCCAGCATCTGGTGGCGCTGTTGCAGGGCTTCAAGCTGTGCATCTAGCGTCGATGCCGCCCTCACCAAACGGGCCAGCTGACCTACACCTGACACCTGACCGGCAGCAATCTTGTTAGGTTCAACGCTATGACCAGACCCAGGGAGCACCTGCCCGGACACAGGGTCAACCAGCCTCAGGTTCAAGAAACCAGTAATTGCATCCAGCTGACCAACAAACGGAATATTGCCAATCTGCCCCAGCTGATAGAACGTATCAGGGGACTTCGCACCAGCAAGGTTCAACAAGGCAAGACCACGCAGGAGCTGCTCACCTGCTTCTTTAGTACGCCCATCAAAGACCTTATCTCCCAGGAAGAACTGAACCCCAAGAAAAGCCTGGTGAGCAATGGCAGCCTCATAGAGTTTCATCGTACTCTCAAGCCCGCTCATACGAGCTTCAGTCGTGCTAATTTCAAACTCCAAGTCCTTAGCACTGGAAGACTCGGCGTTCTTCTCCATCAACAGACGCTGAACCTCAACGGTAAGAGTCAGCTGTTCCATCAAGGCAGGGTTATCTGTAAGCCAGGCAATCATCATCTGCGGGTCACCATCACCGCTCAAAGACTCCATGGAATCGAGCCCTTCGCCAGCCTTCCACTGGTTCAGAGCCTTGAGCTTACGAGCGATAACCTGCCAGCTATACGCATCAAAAGTACCTTTGGTGCCGTAGGAGAGAATCTCAATCTCATCATTCTGATTACCCTGACGAATACCGCGCCCCTCACGCTGTTCAAGATCAGCAGGACGCCACGGAATATCAACATGGTGAATAGCGGTCAAACGCTGCTGAACGTTCATACCCGTACCCATCTTTTGGGTTGAGCCAATCAGAACAGAAACCTCACCACTACGGCAACGGCTAAAGAGCTCTGCACGCTCCGCATCATCACCGGCATCATGAATGTAGGCGACCTTCTCCACCGGCATACCGGCAGCAACGAGCTCTTCCTTCATCGCATCGTACATGTTGAACTCAGCACTTGTTCCAGGGGCCCCTTGGTCACAGAAAATGACCTGCAAGCCACCGGGCAGGACGGTAGGAGCACCATCAGCCCCAAGGTACTCAGTATCTTGGTACTGCCGGTGAATACGCATAACCTCGTTAGCAACCAGACGCGGACGCCCGCCATCCTCATCAGCCTCCAGACCAACCAAACGCGGATCAAGGGCGACACGACGAGCACGCCCCAGAACCTCAATCAGATAGTCCTCCGGCCCAGGGTTTTCAATCGTTTTGACGACATCATCCATGTAGCTTTTCACATGCTCAGAGGCATCACGATTGATGTTCTTCATGGTTCCGCCCACGATAGACGGGAGCTTCTGAGGAATCTGATCACGGGTAACCGTTGAGGTAAAAAGGGAGTTGAGCTGTTTAAGCTGCTCCAGGTTCTCGTACTCAGTAATTTTATTGACGATACGGAACCCCAGACCCGAAGGCTGAACCTCCATCGCAGGCTCAGCGCGAGTAAAGACACGAGCCCATGAGTCAATCGAAGAGATACCCAAATCTTCCAGCACATCCGGCCGCAGGTAATGCATCATCACCCACAGCTCCGACAAGCTATTAGCAATCGGGGTGCCGGTAGCAAAGGTAGCAACGGCAGGGGCACGGTTCAGCCCACCCGAGGCCTGAATTTTATCCTCACGAAGAGCACGCAAGATGAAATCCAGATCAGCCGCCCGCATAGAACCAGCACATGAAAGCTCCTGGTAGTCAGAGACACGCCCCAGGTTCTTGAAGTCATGAGCCTCATCAACAAACAGGTAATCGCAGCCCAGCTCTTCAAAGGTCACGCCCTCATCTTTACGGGCAAAGAGCTCTTCCATGCGAGTCTCTTTGCGCTTGATGAGCTTCTCAATGGCCTTGACCGTCATATCATCGCCTGAGGTCTGCTTCTGAGCAATCAGCGCTTCAATATCTTCCCGTAAAAACTGAGACTGACGACCTGCTGAAAGACCAACCCGGTTGAAAATGGACTGGGGCATAATCACTGCGTCCCAGTCTCCGGCAAGTGCTTTTGCTGCATACACCTTACGCTCAGTAGCAGAAATGCCGGTGGGAATCATCAGCACCTGGGACGTCGGGGCCCACTGAGAGAACTCACGGGTAATCTGCTCTACCAGGTGATTAGGCACCACGAACAGGGGCTTTTGGGCAATGCCACGGTTACGCAGCTCCAACGCACCCATAATCATGGAGCCGGTCTTACCAGCACCCACGACGTGGTCAAGCAAAACGCTTGGTTCATTGACGATACGAGCTACAGCCTCACGCTGATAAGGGTGAGGTGTAAAGTCCGGTGAGATGTCCTTCAGTGCAAGGTGCTGGCCGAGCACACTGTAATCAGGTGCTACATAGGAGTTGAAACGGCGGTTGAATTCACGCTCTACCTGGGCAACGCGAGCAGGAGAGGAACTAATCCACTTTTTGAAGGTGTACTCAATCTTGGCAGCTTTCAGGCGTGCTTCTTTGGTTTCTTTCTCATTGAGCACATACTTTTCTTTGCCAGTATGGAGGTCTTTGACCTTATCAGAGACTTTTGGTTGCCGGTTGTTCATGACCGCATCGAGCAAATCAGCAGGGCCACGGCGCTTAGTGCCATAGGTCAAACGCACAGAGGGCTTCATATCTGCGTTCCGGTGCGGAACTTCCCACCCAGTGCCATCAGGTGACTTGGTGATGGTCAGGGGCACCCCGAACGTCTCAAGAGCAAACTGCCGGTACTGCTCTTGGGTCATAAACGAGGCACCTACCTGGAGGTGAATCTTCTCAATACCGGCCCAGGGCGGAAGGACATCTTTCAGGGCCTCCACATTCTGCAGATACGAGCTATCCAGAGCGGCAGCTTCCTCAGCTACCTCCAGCTTCTCGCGCACATTACCTGAGAGATACCCCACCGCAGGAACATACTGCCCATCAGCAGGGTCTTTGAACACAAGGTCACCGAGCTGCTCGACAGCCTCATCTTCGCTAACACCCAGCAGCTCACCAATACGCTCTAGATCAACGCTACGGGTTTCGTCCAAAGAGATAGAAAGAGCCTCAGCAGGCGTTTCAGCACGGCTAGGAGCTGTTTTCGTCCGTAGGTGCTGACCTCAAAAAGACGGGACTTTTTGCCGACCTGCTCTTCATCGTCGAAGTCCTCCAAAGCAATGAGCTTACCGAAATCAGAGTCTGTCTTCAGAAAAGTCAGATGGTTTTGCACCTTGCGGAATGAATCAGGGGCGTTAGCTTCAGCCTCCCACTGAGCAAGGGTCTGTTCATCGGGCTCCAAAGCACGAATCTCAGCCTTCTTGGGCTTGAGCCCCTGAACCAGAGTAAAGCGGTTGATAAACCCGTACTTCTGAACGTAACGGTCATAGGAATCATTCAGAACCAACAGGTGCTCACGGCGCTCATCATCGCTCTCAGCATCAAGTACACGCCGAGTTTGCTCTTTCAAGGACAGCAAAGAACGCATCTCAGCTTCAGACACACCGTTATGGCCACCAGTCTTTACCGCTTCCCACTGGCCCAGCAAAGCGTCAAAACGCTCAACTTTTCCCGTGCCCTGATTGAAACGGACGGTGCCTTCAATAGCGGTATCCATCTGATCAAGAGTGACCACCCCACCAGGGGCAAAGCTCTCAAGTTTCGTTGAGGCAGTAGGCACCAGCTGAGGGTCAAACCCTAGCCCCGCCTCCCCTGCCTTTCGAAGCTGTTCGCCCAGCCCCTCACGTACCTTAGCAGCCAGAACCGCCATAGTATCGGGAGAAGTAACACCAAACTGGGGCTGACCATACTGGTTGGTTCGTAGTTCACGCTGACCGAGCACAAAATCAGGGTTTTGAGCGAAGAACCGGGAAGTGATGACCGTTTCCCCAGTTTCAGTAGTCTCTTCATACCCATTGACCCACTCCTGAGCCTGTTTCGCCCGGTCTGGAGCCTCATCATCAGCACGACGGCGGAAGACCAAAATATCGGTAACAACCTTGGTGCCTGCCACCTCAGCAAAAGCATGGTCAGGAAGACGAACAGCCGCCACCAAATCAGAATGTTCCGCGATAGCAGCACGCGCCTTAGATGTCTTAGCATCCATCGTGAACGCAGAAGTAATAAAGGCCCCATAACCACCAGGTGCTAGACGCTTCATGCTCTTATTGATGAAGTAGTTATGGATAGACAGGGCTTCACTGTTATCGACCCTATCGACAATACGGTAATCGCCAAAGGGCACGTTGCCCACAGCAGCGCTGAGAGTCTGCTCAGGTAGCCGGATATTTTCAAAGCCCTCTGCGTAAATAGTTGCGCTCGGGTACAGGTAGTGAGCAATTTGTGCAGAGATACCATCGAGCTCAGCACCAATCATTTGAGCAGAAGCCGGGGCCGCGCCAATAAAATTACCCGAACCGCACCCAGGCTCTACAACAGCCCCACCGTTGAAACCAGCACGCTCCAGTGACTGCCACATCGACTGCACAATCGCAGGGTCCGTAAAGTGAGCATTTAAAGAAGCCTCACGGGCCTGAGCGATTTCTTCATCGCTGAGCACCTGAGCTATTCGCTCACGCACATCAGCATAGGCCTCGTTCTTCTCATCAAAGACAGCAGCTGCTGCACCCCATGATGAGAACTTCGCCAACACTGCCTGCTCTTTGGCGGTAGCGTAACGGTTCTCAGCATTGAGCTTCTTGACCAGCTCAATAGCATCAAGGTTCGCTACCACGCGAGCTTTAGCCCCAGAAGGGACCAGAACCTCGCCACTTGGCTCAAAATCAACTGGCTCTCCAGCTACAGGAGTCTTAGCAACTCCTTGTCTTCCTCCTCCAGCTCCAGCTGACGAATCAGAAACAGCCCCTGCTCCAAGAACTCCTCCAGCTCCGTCCGCTCCTGCGAGCTCAGCTCCTCGAGCGTATAAGGGTTCTTCGGTGTCTGCTGAGGGTTGTCCTCCAGCTGCTCCAGCCAGTACCTCATCAGCAGGCTCTCCTCCCATTCGGGTAGATTCTTCAGCAGGGGAAGAGCCGGCAAATCCCCGTGCTCGCGCAGGAAGTAATCGTGCATCCGGATCAAGTCCCCCCACTCCCACTCTAGATTCGCCCAGCGCCCCGGAGCCGACTCCCACTTGCGCTCCTGCTCTATTTTGATCTGCTCCATCATCTCCTGCACGAACTGCGGGTCGCGCCACTCGTCGTTGAGGTCGAACATCATCTGTCCCTACACTTTCAAGGTCGAAAAGATTATCTTCGTGAAAACCGCTGTTTTCTACTGCCATTATAAGAAACCTAACCCTCACAGATATAAGACGGCTCACGCCCGGTACCGCCCATGGTGTACTTCCGAAAACTTCAAGAGGCAGCACCTCACCCGGATACCGGATAAGATGCCACCTCCCCCGCTAAACGCAGTTGTTACATGCCCATGCCGGGGCTACCCATGGAATCTGTATTGCCGAACTCAGGAGTCAGGGCCGGAATCTGCTGCTGATTCTGAGCCGGTGCAAAGTTACGCTCTGCCTCAGCAGCCATATCAAGGTCAGCGGCGAAGTCACGAGAGGGCTTGGGATTAGGTGTAACCTCAACCGAAGCAAACTTCATCGAAGCTGCCACATCGGTTGCCCAAATACGGTGGTTGATACCCAGGTTTCCGTTCTTGTCCTGGTAAGGGCTTGCCTGGTAGTTGCCCTGAACCGTGACCATATCGCCCTTATGCAGTGAGGCCGAGACGTTCGAGGGCAGATTCCCCAGGGAACGGTCACGTGAGTCCAGGCCCACGTTGTAGTAAACGGGGTCTGCCTCGACCCACTGCTGGGTGTCGTTATCGAAAGTACGGCGGTTCTCAGCTACAGCCAGAACCACCAGGTATGAGCCGTCCTCGCGTTCAATGACGCGGGGGTCTGCCACCAGGTTGCCGGTGACAGCGAAGTTATCAATCTTGGGGCGAGATGCCATGATATTCCTCCATGAAAAGTGATTTCGGTGGTGCAGGTATCGACGCGGTGGCGACCATACTGCTTCAACCCAGGCCCACCCTTTGCAGGTGTCCCCTTGGCTTCTACACAGACTTGGCCCTTGGAGACTAAAGGGTAGGTGACTTACGCATTAGCCCAAGACATAGAGAACATGGACAAGCTCACCATCTACTGAAAAAGAAGTACAATGGACTCTGATAGCTAGGGATGAGGCTTACAGTCCAATAAGTCCCAGAGCACCAACCGTAGAAGCCTGCGTATACACGCAGGCTTCTGTCGTTAAAATAAAATCACCAGCAGGCTACTAGCTTATTAACTCAGACGTTAGATAACACCACCCCACCCACCAAAAATACCCAGTTGACTAGGGAATAAATAAGACTACATAAGACATATATACAGCTCAGCCCTAGTTATATGTAGACTAAACGCATGATACGCACACGCAACCCCTTCAAAGCATCACTCGGCGCAACCCCACCGGCTCTCGTCGGAAGAGCTGATGCCATTGAAGCCATCGACTTCGCCCTAGATAACGGCCCAGGAACCCACGAACGCATCACCGTAGTAACCGGCCCGCGTGGTATCGGAAAAACGGCCTTCCTCAACGCAGCAGAAGACCTAGCCAAAAGCAAAAGCTGGTGGATATTTTCAGAAACAGCAACCCAAGGCTTCGTCAACAGACTAAGAGACCAGGTTTACAGGTCGCTAGAAACACTCATCACACAGCACAAAACGCACCTCGCCGCACTCACACTAGGAGGCTTTGGAATTGAGCTAGGACGTACAGAAGCTCACCAACCGCAGCTCACGTTACGCAACGCCCTCACTGCTTTACTCCAAGCTCAAGCTGAACTCGACAGAGCCCTGAATCAAGAACCAGTAGGGGTTCTCATCAGCATCGATGAACTCCATCACCTGAATAAGCAAGAAGTAATAGACTTCAGCGCCACAGTCCAACACCTGGTACGAGAAGAACACGAAATTGCAGTGCTCATGGCAGGTATTCCCTCAGCTATCAAACCTCTCCTGGCAGCTGAAAAAGGAGCCAACCCCATTACTTTTCTCCGTAGAGCCAACCGCATAGAACTCGGAAAAGTACAAGACCACGACGTCCGGCTAGGGCTAGAACAACCAGTCACTGAATCAGGTATGAAATGGGAGACTGAAGCTCTTCAGCAAGCAGTTGCCGCATGTAACGGCTACCCTTTCCAAATTCAGCTCGTTGGACAATGGAGCTTCCATGCTGCTACCCGTCAAAATTCCATACTCATTACACAGGCAGACGCCCAGGAGGGAATAGGAAAAGCACTGAGAAAACTAGGCCAGTTAGTCCATGAACCTGCCCTCGCAGACCTCTCAGACGTAGACCGAACATTTTTAGCAGCCATGGCCCAGGACGATGGACCTTCTAACATCAACGACATTGCACAACGGATGAAAGTATCTCCCCAATATGCAGGGAACTATCGTCGTAGATTACTGAACGCTGAGATGATCGAAGTTCCTTCTAACGCCCACGTTGATTTCGCGCTCCCTTATCTTTAAGCGCCGTCAAACCGTCATAAAGCGTCACCATCTACGCGCCCTACAAGCTGCCTAGACATCATCACTTAGTATGATTTTGAAACACTTTATGAAGACATGCCCGCCGTAAGCCTATGGATCCAGTACCAGAAGGCTGCTAACCTCGCAGAAAGAACCATCAAGGCACGCGCAGAACTTATGCGCACCCTAGAACAATGGACGGAAAAACCAGCCCTCGAAGTCACCCAGCTAGACCTCGTGAGATTCATGGCCCGTGACGTCAGTCCTGCAACCCGCAGCACCTACGCCACCATCTTCCGCGTCTTCTACAAATTCGCCACAGACCAAGGCTTTATCGAAAAGTCACCCATGGACGGCGCACCCGTACCTAAGCGTCCCAAATATGCACCCCGGCCAGTCGAAAACGTCCAGCTGCACCGCGTCCTAGCAACAGCTAGCAGGCGTACTACAAGGGCCATGATTCTTCTTGCTGCACTAGCTGGCTTGCGAGTCCACGAGATAGCAAAAATACGAGGGGACGACTTCGATTTAGACCGGGCCACGGTCACAGTCGTGGGCAAGGGCAATAAGCGCTCTGTGATTCCGCTGCACCCCGTTCTTATCGAGCTAGCCCGTGAGATGCCGGATATTGGCTACTGGTTTACGCACTGGGAACGCCCGGACGAACCCATCAACGCGAAAAGCTGCGGCCAGGCAATTAACCGAGCCATGCAGCGGGCCGGGGTGGACGCCACAGCCCACCAGCTGCGCCACTGGTACGGAACAGCACTACTGGAAAATGGCGCTGACCTTAGAACCGTCCAGGAACTTATGAGGCATGAGTCCCTAGCGACTACCCAAATTTACACGCGGGTGACGTCGGAACGGCGCCGTGACGCTATCCATGCTTTGCAGCTCCCGGTTTAAACCTTTAACTGAGCCTTAAATCTAAACTGCCCTCAACCTTTAATTAAAGGTTGAGGGCAGTTGAATAAATGAATAGGGGGCGGGGTGGGGGAGCTACCCCCACCCCTTGTTTCCTAGTCGTCTTCTTCCCAGCTACGGACTGTATCCACAATATCTACGATATGCTTCACAATCGCTACAACGGTAGCTAGAATGAGAACTAGGGTTAGCACGTCTTGCGGTGACATGCCAACACCTCCTATTCATTTATAATGCGTACCCGGTGGCCACCGGGTACGCATTTTATATTAACAGGTTTCAGGCCATGTTAAAAGCCTTTCCTACCCTGTAAAAACCCTAAAAATCGGGTCAAGAACAGCCAGAACCAGCGCCCCGATAGCGGTACGCTGCAACCACTTCTGAGCATCCTGTAAGTCCTGAACATTGCGTTCAAGAGCGGCCAATTCTGCTCGGTGGATGCTATCGCGCCGCATTTCGGCAAGGTCTTTCTCGATACGCTGCATACCCCTGTAGACCTCCGCTAGGGTAACTTCAGTTTCCATTGGCTTCACCTCCTACAGGCGATAGGGGAATGGTGGGGAAGTTGCCATGGCCGGGGGCAAGATAGCCACCAAGTATGCCCCCGGCGATACCTAGCAGGCCAGAGAGCGCCTGCACACCAGTCTCATCCAGCCAGCGGGTGAGCGCAAAAAATTGCACTAGCAAGATGGCTGCATAGGTGCCAGCAGCTACGCCGGTGGCAGAGCCTACCGTCACCGGCCCTACGGTGCGGGTGCTCATAGCTGCCCCTCGATAGCATTAGCTGATTCGCGAATCTCTGCTAACTCAGCCCGGATAGCGGCAACCCGGTCTACAGTGGCAGGCGCGGGAGCGTGAGCCTCTCCGCTAGTGCCCTGAAGCAAGTTCACGCGGTTCACGATTTCATCGCGCATATTGGCGTATCGACCAGGGCAAGCGGTAGCTGACCATTCCCGATGAACCCAAATCTCCTGCGGGCCGTACATGTCTTCTAGCCATTCAATCAGGGCCACCACCTCGGTAATATCACCCTCGCTCATTTCAGGGCGGCACTCGATACCGATTGAGGTTGCGTTGCCCTCGGCGCTGCCTGAGTGCCAAGCCGCGTGCTTAGGCTCCACCAGACAGGCCACGCGGCCAGCTTCAACGACGAAATGCGCGGAGCTGGTGCCGCCCTTACGACACAGGTAGTCAGCTACACCGTTGAAACTTTGCCCGTCACTGCCCCAGTGGTGAATTGTGATTCGGCTAGTGGTGCGGGGACGTCCGAAGACAGCTGGGACGGACGCCGCCGGGGTGAAGTTAGGGGAGTTCCAGGTAGTTTCATCGATAATAGTTCCGGTCTTGAGAGTAGTCATAGTTAACTTCCTTTCTAATTGATAGGGATAGGGCTCTTGCCACGAGTAGGTTGACTACCATCGGGGCAGTAATAGGAAAAATAAGCGCTAACACCGGCACTCCAAGCGGCAGAAGCCGGATTAGAAACGTGCAAGGTTCCGGTTTTACAGTTGAGGATAAAGCCAGCATCTACCGGCTCACTGTCCCGGGCACCAGCAATAGACCGCGAGACCTCATAGGAGCGTGAGGGGCGGTAACCCGTACCAAGAATCGCCAGAGGAACGGCGGTGTCGAAGCTTGCGCCAGCTTTAAGAGCAATATTGAGGCGAACATGAACCACCTCACCGACCCGGCGGATATGAAAAAAGCTAGAGGCAGTAAGTACAGATTCTTGCCCCAGAGGATGAACAGACCAGGCGTAATCCTGACTATGTTTCTCGGCATAATACATCTTCGAAGCTATCTGAGAAAACTGCTGGGCTTGTTGGCCTATCTGCTCGTAGGCTCCCTCTACCATCTGTATAAGTTCAGCAAATCGAGAGCCCAGCAGCCGAATCATCCTCGCCCCATCCTCAAGAGGCTCACCGTCGGTCGGCAGAGTCAGACCGTAGGTATCTCTTATCAGTGCTAAATCATCGGGAGAGACATCAGGCTCGCCTTGATCATTTTTATACATAGAAATTCCCTTTCTTGCTTAGTTGGGTGCCCCATAGGCAATGACCGGTTCCATCAGATGAAAACGCATAGTCCACCGATTATGTGCCAAAGTTTCAGTGAACCCCAGAATGTACTTCTTTCCCACGAATTGCCGGGAGATAGAAGAATCAAGAACCATAAAATCACCCTCGTTATACGCAAGAAGCTGATTCAATAACCTTTCTTCTGCTGCATCAAAAGAGAGAAGGTCGAATTCAATCGAAGCAGCAGCCCAGAAGGTGCCTGTCTTGGTAGCCATATGCATGCGGGTAGGGTAGACCCACTGGCCTGAATGGTAGACAATATCCTCTGAGATATCGATGTCTTCTCGAATATCAGGGCGCGGATTATTCCGGTGATAGATATTTTCTGTATGTGTCTTTACCCCCGTACCTGTCCTGTAGGTAACACTTACTCCTGATTCAATAAAGGCTTGAGGCTGTTCTACCTGCACCCCGTCTGTTACGTGGTCAGCGGTAATTTTGATGTGTCTATCCCACATGGGGTTATTTGCGTGTGACTGGTGAGCATAACCGGGTGAAAAGACAATCTCACCGCTACGATGGTGATCTACTGAGACAGCATTACGCGCCAGAGCAGCCCACACATCAGAGGGGTTGATAAAGGTCAAGCCCGTAGGGATATAGAAGCGGTCTTGGGCGTTGAAATTAGCGCTGAGTTTAATGCTGTTGCCTGCTGGCACGGCTAGGCGTAGGCGGTTAAGGCCGTCGGCTATGGTCTTGGTGGGGTCAAGCAGGGCAGGAAATTTTGATTTAGCTAGCCATACTGAGATGGAAGTGCACATAAGCCGGGTGACCGGTTGGCCATGCGCGTTATGAGTGATGATTTGGGCTCCTACGATGCCACGGAACCGGATAGCATCCCCAAGAGCGGCGTAAGTGATGGTTGTCTTGATTTCAACAGTTTCATTCGAGGCGATACGGTGCTCCCCGGCTAAATCAATGGTGGCCGTGGGAACGGTAAAACCTGCATTTCCGGTGGTTTTCCCATAGCTGGTGGAATAAGAGATAATTTCATCATCTTCATAGACACTTGCTCCTACAGTGATAGTAACCATCGAAGAATCCAGGAGCCGGAACTTTCTGATAGCTGCTTGCCCCAGGCTACTGCGCTGATTCTCGGGAATGTTCCATACTGAGCTAGGCATGAGGCTAGGCTACTTTCGTGAGCTGGTTAAGACGGTCAAGCAAGGACTGAACTTCACGGGCAACAGCCAGAGGGTCGGTCACCAGGTTATTGAAGTTGTTTTCCACAGTGTAGTTGTTGTTGATAATGGTCTGAGAAGACTCAGGACGTGCAAAGATAGCTTCAAGCGGATTCGATGCAGCATGAACGGTAAAGGGCAGGGTAGGATGTCCGGTCTCATAAAAAATAGGGGAAGAGACGAGAGCACCATGTGAACCTAGGAAACGAGAAGCCCAGGCAGGCATACGGACACCAGAGAACATATCTCGAAAGTTCCGGGCTACACCGTTTACCCAGTCACCGATAGAGCGGAAAACTGAGATAACGTTATTCCCGAATGTGCCGAACCATCGCGACCAGGCATTGACCGTATCAAGGAAGAACTGCGATAGCTGATTCCAAGCGGTAGCGACCCAAGCAATAGCCTTATCTACGCCTTGTCTGAACCAGTCAACGTTGTTATAAGCCCACACAAAAGCAGCTACCAGGGCACCTACAGCGGTAATAATAAGGCCGATAGGGTTCGCCCGTAGAGCAAGGTTCAAAAGCCGCTGGGCAGCTGTCCAAGCGATTGTCGCCACACGGACAGCAACAGCAGCTGCACGAGCAATAAGCCAGCGCGCACTGGCTGCTGCTGCCGCTACACCAGAACGAGCCAGAGCAGCGGTTTTAGCAGCTAGAGCTATTGTTACTTCCCGGATTCTAGCTAGGAACATAGCAGCACGAGCGCCAGCCGAACCGGCTGCCCCAGCATGAGCTACCTGGGCAGCGGTAGCTAGTGACAGGCCAGCGCGGTAGGCTTGCACAGCAGCGGTAGCGCCACGAAAAAAGTTCACTATACCTACAGTGGTAGTGATTGCTGTTAGTGCGGCTTTCATACCAAAGACTGTGACCACTGCGCTCCCTAGAACTGCTGCCCAGGTGGTGACGGTAGAAGAGTTCTCAGAGACCCACCTGGCCATATCAGCTAGAGCACGGGAACCCTCAACAATATAGGGCAGTAGCGCCTCACCCAGCTGAGCTTTAGCGTTTTCGAACTCGGCGCTAGCTCTTTGCTGGGCACCGGCTGCCGTGTCAGCTTCCCTTGCGAAGTTCCCTTGATAAGTGGCAGCTTGAGCCATAATCTCATTGACAATAGCCTGTTTTTTGGCCTGCTCGAATGCTGCACCTTCAAGCTCTGCTGTGCCTTCAGCTGCCATGCGGGCACTGACCGCGTTCATGGACATAAAGACACCAAAGCGTTCTAGCGGGTCAAATTCCCCACGTAGGGCAGCACCCATAGCCGACGCGGCTTCTGCTGCATCTCCGCCAAAGACCGAGGACAAATCAGCACCAGCATTGATAAGGTCATTAGTCTTTGTGGCCATTTCATCGGCAGAATACCCAGCAGTCTGCAAAGAACCACCGATTGAAGCAGCCAGAGCCTCATAGGAGCTAGCAGACATACCCACATCTTGAGCTGACGAAACAGCCCACTGATGCACTTTGTCAGCAGCAGTAGAAAAAACAGTGTTGACCGCCCCGAAGTTCTGTTCGGCTTCAGCTGCGGCGTCAGCTGCCTGTTTACCGAATGCCACGAGGGCGCCACCAGCGACAGCGGCAGGAACGGTCATTTTATCTACTGTCCCCTGGAGCTTGCCTATGGCTTGTTCAAACTTGCCTACTTCACCTGAGGCACGTTTAGCGTCAGCGATGATTTTGACGCTCATAATAGCTGACTTGCCAGCCATAGGCTCACTCCTTACGTGGATTGGTATGTTTTCTTTCTACCCAGTAGAAGTACTCTCTCAAGATAGGGGTGGGCAGGTCGATAAGCTCACTAAAGGGAATGCCAGTAGCTACGGAGAGAGAAACTACGCTACTGACTGCTAGGCTAAAGACTCACTAGGCTCCTGCTGGTCAGGTTCATTAAAATCAACATTGATAAGGCTGGTACGGATCCAGCTGTCAAAGTCCTGCGTGCTAATATGCCCGGTACGCTTAAGCGCTGCCCAGGAGAGAATGTAAGCCCAGGTCTGCGGGGAGTCCTGCATAGAGGGAATAGTCTTCTTGTTCGAACGCAACATATCAAAGACATAGTGGTCTGCTGCGGTTGACTGGACGGTGATTTCAGTTTCTTGACCCTTCTCATCTAGGTAGAGAATGGTCAGTTCGGGGGTAGTGTAACGGGTAGCCAACTTAGCCTATCCTTTCAATAATTTCTTTGAGTTCTTTGTAGTAGATATTGAGCCAGGACGGCTCGGTATCGTGTGCTGCTTTAATGACCCAAGGATTCGGGGCGCGGTGACCGCGAACTGTTGTGTTTCCAGCCGGGGTGCCGTAGTGCAGAACCCCGGCATAAGGCATGGAGGTATTTCCTACGCGGATAACACCCATGCGGGTTGTCCCGCCGGGTCTAATGGTGTTTTTGATATGCCCCTTTTTGGCGTCGCCTATCGGGGAGGTAGAACGGGCTCTTTCTGCTACTACGCGGGCGGCTTTACGGTTGGAAGCAGATAAATCTTTCAGGTCTACTTCGGCTCTGCGAAGTGCCCGGCGTAGTAGGGTGCCGTTTTCTATCAGGACGACCGGTTTCATGGTGTCTCTTAGGCCAGCTTAGATTTAGTGGGTACGCCCACCAGGGGGAACTCGAAGTCAACCTTGAGGTTCTCTTCTGCGACGTCGCCACCGATTTCCGCTGATTCTACGGTCAGAACGCCGGTGTATTTATTCTTGTTGGCCGTAGAGGGTACAAACTCAAATTCTAGGTCTTTACCTCGGTTTTCAAAGAGGAAGTCGCTGGTGGATTCCTTAGCACCGGCATCGAAGAGGAACTCGCCTTCGAGTGTCCAGGTCTCTTTGCGGGAACCGCCTTTCTGCTTACCAGAAAGCACCGTGATACCATCTGAGGTTGCAGTCTTGGGTACGAGCTTGACGCTGGTGACCTGATGAGACATGACGTGTGCGGTGGTGGCTTTACCGATAACGAGGGTGCCGGTGCCGACCTCGACGACCTGAATATCGTCCTTTGCCATAGGGTTACTCCTTGTCTGGGATGTTAAAGGTTGCTGTTGCGCTAAGAGCTGGTAACGGGTCACCTGATAGGTTAGGGATGCCCAGGGCTTCAGCTTTAAAATGTTTGATGCCGAAGTTCTGCCGTAGTTTTTCGACCATGGCCGAAAGGGCATCCAGTGAATCATCTTTAAAGCCGGTATCAGCAGCTATAAGGGCTAGCTCGACTTGGTAGGTGTAGCTGTGACCGTCAAGGCGGTCAAAGGTGATTTCATCCGGGTAGACCAGTAGCACCGGTAGCTTATGAGCTTCCCGGATATGACGGCAAGCAGGAAGCCCGGCCTCTTTGAGCTGGTCAATGATGGCAGCTAGGGCAGTTGATAGGTTCATCATGGCCTCTAAGCCACCAGAGGTTTTCTAAAGGCTTCAATGTGTAGAAGCCGGGCTATGTCGGAGTCGTAGCGTGAGATATAGGTGTTACCGATTTCAGCGAAAGACTCGATACCGTTGGGGGAGGCACGGCGCTTATATAGTCTGGCTCCTAGCATGGTTGCTCCTAAGAGTGTGGTTGCTGCCCAGTTACCTTCTGTATCGCGGTCGATAGAGGGTAGGGAATTGACGTAAGAGGTGACGGAGGATGCGATGACTTCCATTTCCTCATCTGTGGCAGACGCGCCTAACCACTTAGAGATACTTTGGCCGGTGATACTATGACCGGTCAGAGTATCTTTAATGTCCTTTTGGGTCAGGTGGCGCATGTCTTCCCAGGTAATAAGCGCCATGGGTTTAGACCGCCCCGGTTGTGGTGGCCTTCATGATGACGCGGGGGTCATGGATAAGAGCCCCGGCGTAGCCGAAGACACCGACGTCCACGCCGCCACGGGGCAAGTCGAGTACCTGGGCGCGGATGGGGGAGGAACCTTCTTCGTAGTAGGAGGCAGCGCGGGAGTCGTAGGCCAAGATGTCGTTAGCTGCTAGTTTGGGGTTCATCATAAAGGAGATGTTGGAAGCCACTCCGCGAGCGTTTGAGAGGTCAACTTCTCCCTGACGCTGAAGCCACCAAGGAACCTGATTATCTTTGAGATTGAGGAAGCCTTCATAAGCGGACTGCCCCATCTGGATAGTGCTGATACGGGCATTGAGCTTACCGAACTCAATAGGGAGTTTCTGGAGCGCCGGGAGAACCTTAGTAATATCGGCCTTGACAGTAGCAGCAGCTAGCACCTGTTCGGTGAACCATTCCTCGGTCTTGCGGCGGTAATCATCGGTGGCCAGCTGGAAGATAGATTCGATGAAACCGGTATCTCCTAGGTCAATGTACTTTCGGGCAACATCCCAACCGGCAGCAAAGTCCTGGGTGACGCCCTCAGCCGGTTCAGTAGCAAGAGCATTGGAGGGAATGTCTTTCTTATCGCTACCATACTTACCCACTACAGGGGTTTTGCCTGCTACCCAGCGCCAGCCGTAAGCCTTGAGGCCGGTTAGCTTCTTCGGTGCACCGAAAGAGTCAATGGTAGGCCGTGCGGCTTCTGAGGCACTCCAGAGCTGACCAACGTAGGTGCGCTTGAGGAAGCCTTCACCCTTATCATGGGCAGGGATAACGTCGGTGAGGGCTGCGGTAATCATAGCTGCGGGGTCACCGGCTAGGACGCCTTGGATAATGCGGTCAGCAGCGGCGGTAATGCTCATGGGGGAAGAAGCAGCAGGCTGGGGTGCACTGCCGTTGATGGCAGCGGTAACCTTTGCCGGGGCAGGGGACTTCTCCGCTCCTGTCGCTTCATCAGCGGCGGCTGTGGTGTTTACTTTTTCCTGGGCAGCAGTGGGTTCAGTGGGCATAGTATTATCTTTCTTTTGGGCAGTTACAGAAGTGACACGGGTATTAGGAAAGGCTGGTGTTGACACTAGCGAAACCTCATAGAGAGAAGCCTGGATAACCCGGGCGACGGTGCCCGAATCAAAGTTCGGGTCAAATCTTTCAACAGTCGCCCCAACCGAGAGACCGTCAAAGAGGCCAGCCTTGACGGCCGCTAGTGCTTTATCGCCTTCTTCGGTCTCAGGTATTTCAAAGGTGGCAACAACAGATGTATGTGAAACGGCTAGGTCGGTCATGAAACCTACAGGCTGCTGCATATCGTGAGACATCAGGAGCTTAATTTTTTTATGCTCGGCAGGAACAACCAGGGAGCCAGGGGCAAAACGAAGTACCCCACCGCTGGTTTGGCCGTCTTCATCAAAGACCATGATAGTTCCGGTAATAGTGCGCTTTTTGAGACTAGCGGCTGCCTTGATACCGGTTGTTACATCGGCGTGTATATCGACCTTATCCATCGGTGTTTTCTTTCTTCTCTAGCGGGGTGCCCTCTTCGAGAGCACGACAGTCTTCTGCTGTATAGAGGCCAGCTTCTATAGCGACCTTGTAGGCTTCCATGCGCTCTTTAAAAGGCGGCTGGATAATTTCACGGGTATCAAACTTGCACCACACCCCATGTGCAAGCACATCGTCCATAGACAACCGGGCGGTGATAGCGTCCATATAGGGACGTAGACCGAAGTCAATAAGCTCACGGGCTCGCGTGTGGGAGTTCGAGTAGCTTAGAGAGGTTCCAGTAACGTTAGCGTCTACTGCCCAAGCTGGGACTCCCAGGGCTCGGGCAACGGCTACTGCTGCCTGGTTCTGTGCGTCAATGAGCAGGTTTTCAGCTGCGATACCGTGGGTTCTTACCTCTAGGGCAGCGTTGGTGAAAGCTACACCGCCACCAGCAGATGTTCTAGCATTGCGCCATTCTTGAATGAGTGCTTGACGTTCTTCTGTGGTGAGGTCATCGCCGTCGAGCTGGTGCAGTTCGATGGAGGGAACCGGGTTCTCGGCTGCGTTTTCGGCTGCCCGCTCGGTAGCTAGGCTTTTGCGAAGTAGCCGAGAGCCAAACGAGAGGAACCCTTCATGGTGGGCGTCAATGCGAATGTAGTCTTGTGGGTTTACCTTTTTCCCAAAAGCTTCGGTCAGTAGCCCCTCGTCGGTAACGCTCGCTTTCCACTCCGGCACCCATTGGAAATATCGTGGGGTGCCGCTAGCGTATCGGTCAGTAACGAGCCAGAAAGCCCTACCGTAGAAAATAAGGGCGTCAACTGTCCAGACCATCGTCTGATAGGAGGGGCGGTAGCGTTCAATCTGGGTAGCCCAAGCTGGGGCATCTGCATACGGGGAATTACCTGCCAGAATAGCAAGGGGGAAGCGGGCAATAGTGCCTGCCATGATGTTACGGGCTTTAGCTACCGGAGCTAGAGACATGGCAGCAGCCCGGTCAATAGGGGCATTTTCTCGTGCTATACGTAGGTGCTCGGCGTGGATGCCAGCAAGTACAGAAGAGTCGGAGAAAGGGGAGGCGATAGCGGGAGCTTGCACCGGTAAAGGGGCAAAAGGTACACCGTGGGTTGCAGCGGCGACAGCCCCTTTGCGTGGTTTGAACAGTTCCATGATTGCCATGTCTCCACCATGCCCGGCACCTACGCTAGCCCAAAGCGGTTACCCCTCGGCGGCGCTTTCCCACAGCGTCTACCGCAGCTCTTAACTCAGGGTGGCAGGAACGTTCATGCACGTATAAATTTTCCCAGACCTTTTCTTTGGTCGTTGAAAGTATGCGGTAGTCACAGCTAGGTTGTAGGCAGATGCCGACAACACTGAACCGAGTGGAGTCAATCAGATAATGTCTAGTGCTCATAGGTAAAAAGTTGTGGCTTGGAAATTTTTTTCTTTGTCTCTAAAAGTCTTACGGCCACCGCGGCAGCGGTGAGCTCACAGATAGGTTCAGGGGACCTAGACCGGCTAAAAGCCCAGCCCTCTCCCAGAGGGCGAATCTCAGCAGCGGCGGCAGCTTCTCGCAAGGTAGGAGAACCATCATGTACTAGAGTGCCGTCCATAATGCGGTTCTTGAAACTAATACAAGCTGTTGCAAAGTCACGGGTCTTGAGCTCGGTCAAGGAAGCTGCCGGGTGCTTCACGAGTAGGGCGTCCACAATAGCCTTAGTTTCACCGATGGAGTCTGCCCCAACAGCTCGTGGCTTGGCGGGCTTGATGTCTTGCTCGTACATCTGAAGAAGCCACTGGGCACCAGGGGCAGAAGCTATCACCTTGATACAGATTTTCCCCTCTGCCCCATACCAAGCAGCCACCATAGCCGCCCGGCTACCATCGAAAGCCACGTCAAAAGCAACAGTGACCTCAGATAAGGACACCGGGGTAAGGTCAGCAGCTAAAGCATCCCAGGTCTCTAAGGGTACAAAGCTGTTCTCAGCTGTGGTCTTGCGATTCATATAAGCACGTTCAAACTCACCGCGAGAAACAACCTCTGAGGCTTCAGCTATATCTTCTTTGGTAATCCGGTGCCCTAGGGCGGGGTGGAAATCCCAGTTATCAGGGTCAAAAGCGTTCAGGCCAGGTGCTAGAGCAAATTCTAGGTAGCCAATTTCGCTGACTGGGTCAGCAGTTGCAGCACGGCCAACCTCTACCCAGTGATTAATAAAATCGCTTTTAGCGTTTCCCATGGTTGAGAGCAAAAGCAATTGTCTATCTTCTAGCGTTACCTGGGCAGGTTTGACCGCGCCGGTTAGCTCTGAGCCTTGCACTGCGTCAAAAGCAAAAATTTCGTCAAGGTAAACATCATGTGGTGTTGAACCATGTAATGATTTACCTGTTGGAGGGAACGGTGATAAACGGGAGCCGTTAGAAAAAGTAATTCGTTGGGAACCGATAGAAGCACGTTTAGTAATTTTAGAAGCTAAGGGTGAGTTTTCGATAGCTTCAACCATTTCGTTCCACCTCTCTGCGGCGTCTTTACCGGTCTGAGCAGTGTAGTACATGCGCCTACCCGGTATGGTCAGGGCTTTAGTGACAGCATCAATGCGGGTGCCAACGGTTTTGCCAGATTGGCGCGGGACGGTTTCGAAGTAAGTGCGGAAGCGGTAGCGTTTACCGCCGGGGCGGCGCTCTGATTTGAGTCTTAGTGACCACTCCTGCCAAGGCATCATGGGCGTACCCAAAAGTTGTGCTACGAACCGACCAACCTCAAGAGAATGTGCCGCCCCGGGGGTTGGCATGGAAGAATAGAGGGGCTTGGCATCCCCTAGCGCTTCCCATAGTTTCCGGTCATCCGGGGCTAGAGCCTCAATAGCAGCGGGGTCAATCATAGGGCAATACCAAACTTTTCAGCCATTGCTCGGAAATCGCTATTACCCCCTGAAACATCAGGGAGCATAGCTAGGGTTTCGCGGAGTTCTTTAGAGGCCATGGCTACAGCTGAGGCGGAGCCTTTAGCCACGGCGACGCCGCAGACCTGGGCTAGGTCAAGGGTGAGCTGGGCGATAAGATAGGTTTCTTCGGTCAGCAGGTCTTCGTCTTTGATTTTTTGGATATGTGCTTCTGCCGCTAGGCGCAGTGAAGATTTAGCGTAGCTGGGTTCTTTGTCGAAATTAAACAGTGTTTCTTGTATATTCATTTCTTTTTCTTTCGTTTCAGCTAATTTGGGTAAAAATTTTTTTGGGTGGGGAAAAATGGAAATGCACCGCGGGGCTTCCTGGCTATTGATTATTTAAAAAATTCAATATTATTTTCTTCAACCTTTCTTTTCGTCGGCATGACGCGATTTCCCCGGGCCGAGTTACAGCTAAAGTGTGCTGGGCGAAGATTAGCGATATCATCGCTTCCACCGAGCGAACGAGGCAGAACATGGTCAACAGAGAGTCGATGTAAACGCTTCTCGAAGGAGCAGCAGCCTGGTGTATAGCGGTGGTCGATGATAGGAGCTTGGCAGAGCCAGCAGGTGAGGTTCTCTGCGTAGATTGCCCTGATGGTATCTAGCAGGTGCATAGCCCGCCTACCCCCGTATTGAGCCACCGGCACCCCCTTTATTGTGAGGGTAGGGGGTCTTGTGGTGGGGTATGCCCCCTAAAGCGTAGCGGGCCGGGGCGTCTACACGGTCGAGCTGGAACTTTAGCGATGCAGCCAGGAGTCGGGCGTGCTTGAGCTGCCTAATGTAGTCCTGCCGGGTGCAGGATACGGTCATGCGGTCAAGGAGTCGGTAGGCTGCTAGGGTTTCTTTGAGCAGGCGGCGGGCTTCTTCGTGGTCAGCGATGCTATGCATAATAATGTCCTACATTTCCAGGGGGGCGGGGTGGGAGCTGTTTTTTGGCTTTTTCTTTTGCCAGGGCTTGACGGCGTTGTGCAAGCAGCTCTCTAACTACCATTCGCCCGCTTCCTGCATTATCTTCTTGTATAGTCTCCAGAGAATCTTGCAGTTGCCCTTGGGAGTGAGCGGGGCAACGATAGATGGTTTGGCCGGGTATGCGGCGCTCTGCCACGACTTCACAGCCCGGTGCAATACATTGGAGCCATTTCCAATAGGCACCTGTGTGTTCTGGGCAGTAGCGGGTGTGGGGTTTGCCGGTTGGTTTGGTGCAGACGAGACATTTTCGTTGGCTGATAATTTGGGATGCAACCAGAGCGGTGGGTACGTATTCGGCAGGTTTATCTTTGG